ATAGTATAAAATAAAAAAAGCGAACATTTATTTTCCCCAATGCTTTACATAATATATTAACTCATAAAATATTTACATAATTGAATAATTTGTGGATAATGTGGAAAACATTGTGTATAATAAAATTAAAAAATAAATTAAAAATATGTAAAATAATTATTGACAAAAAACGACAAAAGATGTATAATTAATATTAATAAAGGAGGAATAATTATGAAAAAGTTAAATGCAAGTGTATTAAATGAAATATTAAAGATAACAAGACAAACAAAACATTTATATGATGTAACAAGAAAAAATAGAAAAGGAGCAGAAAAGGAATTAGAATTAATAAAAAATCTATTAAATGATTTTAGTTGGAATTCTGAAATGAGAAAAAATATAAAATATATTATATTACTTGATAATAATTATAATTTTGGAACTTCGAAATATTCTGATTATAGACACGTATTTGATTATGAAATAGGAACTATTGTAAGAGAAACAGAATGTTATTATGTGTTAGAAAATACAAAAATAAAAAAAGAACGTGTTATAGGATTTGCAGAATATGTTGATGAATTTTGGAAGTAAGGGGAGAAATTAAAATGTATATATCAAGTGATTTACAATATAGATTATTAGTAACTGAAAAAGATAATAAAATAATTAATAAATGATTATGATGAAGTTTTGAAAGAAATTAAAGGAGGTGTAAAAATGAATGAGATTGATAAAGTATTAATAAGTTTAGGATTTGATAGTAGCAAGAAAGGTTATAGAGATTTAAAAAAGGTATTAGAATATATAGCAGCAAACGATTTTGAATATGTTAGTATAATAAAAGCATATCAAGAATGTGGAGGAATAACAGTAGAAAGAAACATAAGATATATATTAAAAGAAAATTATAATAATTTACGTGATAATTTTTATTACAAAGGAAAAAATACAAATAAAAATATTATATATTGGTTAGCTTATTATGTATATAGTCATATAAATTAGGAGGGTTTTATAATGATTAAATATAGTAATTTATTAAATATAATAAAAGAAAACATAGACGTAATAGAAGCAAATTTACAAAAGAAATTTCAATGTGCAGATAAAGAATATATTATAACAGGAAATAAAGATAAATTAAATAAATTATCTGATATGTTATGGTATATAAGATATTTAAAAGTAAGAAAAGAATTTAAAATGAAATCATCGTTTATAAGAATACCGATGAGAATGAAAATTAAAAAAAATGGAGTATTTATTATTGAAAAAGTATATTGGTACTATATTAATAATAAGAAAATAAAGCAATATAATTTCAAATTAGGTAATATTAAAGGAGCAAAAACATTATGGAAAAAATAATAAAAGAATATATCATAAAATTATTACAATTGCAGAAAACAAAATTAAAATATATTAATTTAGGATATAATTTAGATAAAATGACAAATGTAGAAATTGACTTAATAGATAAGGCTATTAAATATATTAAGGGAGGTGGTGGAGATGTAAAATGATAGTATTTATAAAATTTCTGTTATTAATGATAATACAAAGTTTATTTTTATATTTTATAATATATTGTGACATTTATAAAAAATACTACATAGAATATTATGAAATTGGAAAAGGAATAATTAGAAAAGAAATACGAGCTAAGAGTATAACAGAAATTAATAGGACGTATAATAATATAATAGTAATTAAGGAGGAATAATTAATGAAAAAAGAAAATAAGAAAAAGAGAGTAAATTGGTTTAGAGCTTTATGTTGTTTGCTATTTTGGGTAATATTAGGAAAAGTATTTATAAATATTTGTTTAACAATATCACAATTAATAGTAACATTATAAATGAAAAAAGCTAGGCAATATGTCTAGCTTTTATAAAATAAAATTTTTCATAACATCATAAGTTATGGATTTTATTTTTTGATTTTGAAAACGTACATTACCCATTCTATAATTTTTTATAAAATTTTTCCAACAGATAAAATTTTTAGCTGTAGAATAAAGCAATGTATTAGGTTTAAAATCTGATAAGGTTAATGCAAAACAATATCCTTTATTTCTTAAATAAGTATCTGAAACATAATATTTTCCAAGTTTAATATCTCGCCAAATACCATAAATATTATTTTGATAAAGAAAAGAAAACATAAAACTAGCGGATGCAGGTTTTTTCTCAATAAAATTATTATCAGAAAACATAAATTTATTATCAATTGCATATGTTTCGTATGCTGTACCTTCTACTAATTTACCAAATTTAGTTTCTTTTTTAGCTTCACGATAAGGTTCATTTTTTATATAATTTACTAAAATTGTATTATCTTTAAAAGTAACAATATCAGAATTATAAGGAAGATGCAAATTAAAAAACATAAAATAAGGGTTTGCCAAGTCTGTTGCGTTTGATAATATAAAAACTCTAACATCTTCTAAACGTGCAATTGTTTCAATAAGTCCTAAAAATGTCATTACTTCATTTTGTAAATAATAACCTTGACCAGGTTCAAGAAAACACTCATCAAATACTATATTTTTTACATTAATAAAGTTTTTACTTTTTAATTTTTGAGCTTTTGTAAGTGGGATTGCGTATCCTGATGTTTCATTATCAATTTTGAATAAATTACCATCAACTTTAAAATTTTTATCTTTGTATTTATCTTGATTTTTTATTTTTTCAAAAAATTCTGATTTCGTTTCTAACAGTTCTGATTTAAACCTTCTAATATATGCAAAACGATTATTTTTATTAATAAAGTCAGATGTGCAAAAATCAGAAACCGAAAATGTTTTACCAACACCACGTTCTCCAATTAAAATATTTAAAAATGCGTTAAAAGACAACACTCTATTTAATTTATAATATTTAAATTCCAAAATTAAGACCTCCAAATAAAAATGGGTAATAAAAAATAGATGTTTTATGTTTCACATAAATAATAAAATTAGGCACTTATCAAGTGGAATAACCCCAATAATATTTCATCTTTTTAATTTTTTATTACCACAAATTAATTTTAACATAAAAAAAGGATAAGGTCAAACCTTATCCTTGAGAATTTAACATATGAAATTTATTTTTTATGGAGTTTTAGCATCATATATTCATAAATTTGTAAATGTTCTTTGTGGAACAATTATTGACCTGGAGTAATCTCAGTCTGTTCAAAAGCTTGTAATAAATATAAAGAATTCCAAAACAAAATTCTAACGTCTTTGGTAGAGCTATCAACTGCAAACCAAGTATTAACTTCAATAGTGCCGTCAGTTTTAATTGTTATATTTGCTGTATCTGGTCTACTAAAATTTTGTCCATAACAAGTTAAAGCGACAGTATTAATAGTTATGTCTTGTGATGGTCTTAATGGTGTATTTAATAATTTTAATTTACGTGTTACTCCTCCATCATCTGGGTTATGTATTTGTATAACACCATAAAGTTTAAAAATTGATTTTGTATCATCGTAAGCAAGTGTTACATTGCTATTTGTAAAATCATTTCCACACGCTGTATCATTAACTATATTTCCAGTTTCTGTAGTAAATTGCATTTGATTTTTTAGATTAAAATTTTTTAAACCATTTAATGCTTTATTTGCATTAGTATTAGCATTTTGTGCCATAGACAACGCAGAACTTGCGTTACCACTTGCACTATTTGCAGTAGATAAAGCAGTTTCGGAATTTTGTTTTGCTGTATTTGCATTTTCATTAGCTGTTGTTGCTAAAGATAATGCATTAGTTGCATTTGTATTAGCTCCATTTGCTGTTGTGTTTGCTGTATTTGCTGTTTGTAATGCTTGTGTTGCTGAAATATTTGCATTTTCTGCATTTGTAGAAGCAGAAGTTGCTTTAGTGTCATTTGATTTCATTTGTGTATCAATTTTTGACATAGCTTCGTTAAAGTCGCCAAGCCAAGATGGAACATCAGTATTGATAAATTGTGGCAAATTATAATTAGGTGTTTTATTTGTCGAACTCATTTTTAATTCCTCCTTTTTTTTTAATTTTAAATTTATTTTATGGCATCAAAATTGATTTGCCAGTAAAATCATAATTATAAGCTGTAATTAATTTTTCATCATAATTTTCTGCTGTTAATTCCAAGTCGTCATATTCTTGTGCTGTAATAGGGTTTTCTTTATGGAAATTTGCTAATTGCTTTATAACATCAATAATTAAAGTATATTTACCTGTGAATGGACTTATCATATATAGAAATGGAGTATATCCTAATAATAATCTTGCATATAAATCGTATTGTCTTGCTGTTAGATTTTTATTATCATATTGTTTTGCAGTAAGTCCTAAGCTATCATATTCAAGAGCTGTTAAACCAAAATAACGTAGAAAACCATATAAATCATTTATAACTTTTTGTAAATTTTCTTTACTTCCATTTGTTGGGTTATATACTTTTATTCCATTTGTTGCTATATCATCAATTAATTTTCTAATTTCAATTAATTCATTTTCTATTTTATTATATAAACTTGTATTCGAATTTTCAATATATTCTAATAAAAAATTTACTTGTTCTGAAATATAAGAAATTAAACTATTATATAATTCTTGAATTTTATCATCTGTATATTTTTTTAATTCTTCATTTTGAGAATTTATTAAATCATTAATTTTGCTGTCTTGTTTATCAACATAATTTTTTAATTCTGAAATAGCTTGTGAAATTAAGGATTTAATATTTTCAATATCCACTTGATTTAATTCTTCTTGTAATTCACAAAGTTTTAGAAATAACCAAAATACCTGTTCCTCATAAGTAAAGCATTGTGAATATACGGTAGGAATATATAAATTATTAAAACAATAAGATTTTTTTAATGTTAAATTACAATTCATAACAAAAGCACCTCCTTATTATATTTTACCATAATTTCATAAAAATGTCTGATAATTCATGAATAATATCTTTATTTATAGTGATAATATTATCTCTATAAAATCCAATCATTTTTGCTGGTGTATCTAAAATACCTCTATTTCCAGTAACGTGATTTACTGTATGCTCATTTCCAGAACTTTCTGAATTAGTGTTAGTGTTATCATTTGAATTGGCATTTGCTTCTGAATTAGTAGCAGATGAACCATATCTACCCGATTTTACTTCATCAAGTAACAATTCGCCTTGCGTTAAATCAGAATTAAAAGTAAAATCATTATTTGTAATATTAGAATTAGAATTAGAAGATGCATTACCCTTATTTTGAGCTTTACGTGTTAATTCTTCTGTATAGTCCATATTTTTTAAGGGGTCGTATTCTATTGAACTTGAATAAATCAAAGGTAATTTTTGCTCCATAATTTCGTTCATTCTAATTTTTGCATAATGTTTAAATAATGCAACTGTTTCTAGTCCAATTTCACGCATATAATAGAAATCTACTATACGTGTAGCAAGTTTATCTTTAGACCATAAATCAGCATTTTGAATAACTTGAATTTGCGATTTTAATAAAAAATCTTCTAAGTTATATTGTTTAAACCAATTTTCAACTTCTGAACGTGTATACATTAAACATAATTTACGAATAGTAAAATTAAATTGACCTGTTCCCATCTTCTAATTACACCTCCCCAGAATTTTGATTAATTTCTGCTTTATAATCAGAAAATTCACGTTTTATTATATTATCAATATCAGAATTTAAGACTACTTCAATTTCTTTTTCAGGTTTAAATAATTTATTAAACTGTTCACAAGCTTCTTTTCTTTGTTTCCAGTAATATTGAAGATTATAATTAATAAATTCATTATCTTTTTTTCCTTCATCGGATATTAAACGTTCTGCTTTATCAACTAATATTGAATTAACTCCTAATGTTGTTAGAGCTTCAGATAAAATAGTTCGTTTTTCATTTTCTAATTCTTCAATTCTACTATCAACTTCTAAATTAAATACTTTAACAGAATTAGAAGGGTCGAAATCTTGTGTTGCAAAAATCATATTTTGATTGTTTTCGACGTCCATCATAAACTTTTGTAAAGATAGTTTGTCTTGCTCATTACAACCAATTATATAAGGCTTTTTTAATAAATCAAGGTTTATGTCAATGGTTCTTTGAACTTTATATAATCTATATGCGAAAAGTTCCATTGCAATAAATGTTGGTTGCATATCAATATTATTCATAACAAGTATACATTCTTTTAGTTTATCATTTTCAATTCCATAAACTTTGGATAATTCTTCTAATGATACCTTGCCATCAAACCTAGCACGTTGTTCTGCAAAAAATCCAGTAGAAAAACAATATACTATTGTAGGTAAACCATAAATATCAATATTACCAGACCAAGATGCCTCAGTATTAATAATTCCATAGCTATCGTGTTTTAAAATTGATGCCATACCTTTATAAAATAAACATAATTCTAGCCACCTTTCATTCATCGTACTAGGTAAATTTTTCCAGTTAAAAATTGAAGTTGCAACACGTTTTAATCTATCAAAAAAATCAATAAATGTAAAATTATTTAAAATTTCGGCTGAAATAACTTCTTTATTATTATGATTAATAGGTTGTTTAAATTTAGGTAATCTAGTTCCAGAGTACATATTAGATAAATTCATTTTTAATTCCTCCTTATCTATTATTTTGTGAATAATCTCCAAAGGTATTTGGGTTATGCCATAATGTAACACCATCGTTAAACATAGCTTTTATTTGTAATAAATCTAATTGTGGAATTGGAGCAGTAATATTAATACCAATAGTTTGAACATAATTCCAATTAGGTCTATTATTTAAATTAGGTATTTTTAATTCATCTGTTTCATATCCATACATATTAAAATATTTATCAATTCTTCTTGCAAATTGATTTTTAATTGTATATCTACTAAAAATATTTTTATCAAATAAATTATAACCAATTAATGTAGCATTTGATGTGCTTAAATTAGCATTATCAGGTAGCATTTGTTGTGTTTCTATTTGAGCAAGCATTCCTTTTACATGATATTCATAATTAATATCTTGATTAACAATATTTTGAGCTGCTGAAAGTGAATTACTAACTAAACCAGTTACTGCATTTGCCATATCCATTCCAGTAGTATTCTCTTTTTGTGAACTATTAACCATATTTCCAATTGTACTTGCAACACCTAAAGCACCTTGAATACCTGTACCAAGACGATTAACGTTATAGCTACTTTGAGTTTGTGCAAGATTATTCTTCATGGTAGGCATAGAAGTAGCAAGCCAAGAATTAAAATAATCATTACGTGATGACAAAGTAGGATATCCACTAACACTCGCAATATCTGACATACTATCACCATTTGCTCCCCTATACTTTTGTGGAATAAAATATATTGAAGGGTTTGGGTTTATTTCGCTTATTATATTAAAAACGGGTGTGTTATTTGTAAAATTTTCATATCTATAAATTTTACTTTGCCCATTTACAGGATTAAACCCTACATAAATATATGGATAAGTTCTTAATTTCTGGTTAACAGGTATATATCCATCTAAATTATCTGGTAAACTTATCAAAGTTTTTTGCACAGGAGCTTGATTATAAGTATTTCCTTGAATATAAACATAAGCATTATCAATACCTAATATAGCAGTAGATGAATTTAAATAATCTTGAACTGCTAATCTTGGAACAGAAAAACAACTTAATATATATTGACTTCTATTTTCATCAGATTGAAGTTGTCCGATTATTGAATTATAAGCATCTAAAGTTGTGCAAATAATAAAAGTTACACATTGAGCAATACCATTTGCAATATATCCACCATCTCCAATTGGAATATCTGTTCCATTACTATTCCAAGTATTTCCTAAATAAGCTACAACCCAAACAGGATCTAAATTGTCAAATTCTGCTGTACCACCTATTTTATATTCTCCAGTTTCAAGTCCTTCTGGAATTAGATTAAAACCTGGGTAATCATCAGATACATTACACATTTCACGTTTAACAAAACTTTGATAATATTTAATATCAAATTGCCACGTTTGCCAAGGGTCTGTCGCAATTTGAACTGCAGTATTTCCACGCGTAATAAATTCAACATTTGTAACAAAAGCATAAAACCATTTATTTGTATAGTCTGTGTTTCTATACATTACATAATTAAAATTGTAACAATCATCCACATTTTTATTTAATCTAATTATACTATTTTTTCTAATATAATTTACTTTTTCATATCTTGCTACTTCGTGACTAGCAAAATACTTTGCTTGTTCTTCTTTATTATTAAATGTTAATTGATTTTTCATATCCATTTCAATTGGTATATGTAAAAATCTAACTTCTGAATTAGGTGTATACATAAAATTTCCTCCTATTTAAAAAAGGGTGGTAAAACCACCCTTATAATTTTTATGAATTAACATTAAATGTAAATACTTGTGTTACTGTTCCTGCTTCCAATTCAATATCTACAGTTGGGTTTGCATAAGCTGTTTTCACTGTAATATTTAAATTTTTATCGTTTATTTCTGCTGTAACATTTTCAGAAACATCTGAACTGTTATATTTAATAGATTTTACAGTTACAGTATCTGTAGATTGATAAGGTGTTAAAACAACACTATAAGTTTTTTGAACTTCTTTCGTAAGTTGTCTATCTGTTGGATTTAAATTAATAGCAGTTGCAGAAACTGTTGGTAAGCTTGTAGCAAATATTATCGCATTTGCTAAATAACTAAAGTTATACATTTTAATATTATTCAAGAAATATTGCCAAACTCTATTTGACGCAATATATTGAGTATCAAGCCACATATCCTGTGTTTTAATTTTAAACCAACTTCTATCTGCCATAATTCCATAAATTGAAGAACCGTCAAATATTTTTTCTTCTGTGTCTGGGTCTATTATATCAAAATTATCAATTCCTTGAATATTACCCATAAGTGTAGTTTTATCAATATTAAAAGCACTTGCTAAAACTTCGACATCAATATAAGATAAAATATCATTTCTTATTAAAAATACTACTTCACTTGCATTTGTCCATGTTTTAAATTTCATACCAGACCCACCAACTTTATTCCAAGCATTGTAATTAGATGATGGCAATTGGAAATTCAAAAAGTAAGTTCTTGCAAGTCTTACAAATTGCTTAGCTTTATCAGCATCAGAAACTTCATCAATTTGTTCAATTATAACTGCGTTATTATTATAAGCAGAAGATACAAGATTTTTTGTAAAATTAAATTCTTCTATAAAAGCTCCATTGTATAAACTATCAGAAATTGCAGTTAAAAATTCGTCAAGATTATCCCAAGTTGTAAAAGCTCTATGTAATAATCTATTATTAACTGATACAGGATATTGTCTATCCTTATTAATATTGAAATATTGAACTTTTATATCTGCATCATATCTTTTTAATATTCCTTCAAAATCATTTGCGTCAAAATTTCTACCCTTAGCTGGGTTTACTGCTATATCTTGTACAGAATATCCAAGTGGCATATTACTACCTTCAAGAAATTTAAGTGGGTTCATGAACATTTTTCTTTGAATTTGAGTAGTAACAATTCTATTAATTAGAACACCAAACCATTCATTTTGAATAACTGTATAATCTAAAATTGGTTTACCATATTCTGAAATATCCATACTTGCTGTTATTTCTGGAACTGCGTTTTTAAATGTATCAGATGCTGCAGTTCTAGCATCATTTAATGCATTCATTAAACCAGTTTTTATAGTTTTTGCCATTTTAAATACCTCCTTTAATCTTTAAAATTTCCTTTTTCGTCAAAAATATCCTCTAATGTAATTTTTTTATTTTTAGATTCATTATCATCATTATAATCATTATTAGAATTATTTGCAATATTATTTGAAATTTTTTGAATTAAATTTCCATTTGTTTCTAATACTTTTTTATATTTTTCATTTAAATCATTATAATTTTTTTCTTTTTCATCAATAGTATTATTTAAATTAGTATTATCCTCTTGTAATTCGATTAATGTATCATTAATTTGAGCATAACTATCTTCGCCTACTGTTTCTTTAATTTTATTTAATCTTTTTATATATTCTTCATTTGTCATATTCTTATTCCTCCTTTTTGTGACATAAACCATTTTTTCCAATTATTTAAATTTCTAAATATTGGTATAGGTGGCTCTGGTGTAACTGAACCATCATACTCTACAATAGTACCTCGAACATTTGGAATTCCTAAAGGCTCAACAGGATTTAAAAAACTATCACAATTCCAAGCTTGTGTTTTTGATAATTCTAAATGTAAATGAACACCTGTTACATTACCTGTCGCTCCCATTTTACCTATAACTGTACCAGTATTTATTTTATCGCCAACATTTAAAGAAATTGAACCATAAACCATATGACAATATCTATAATATAAACCTGTTTTATTATCTCTAAACTGAACTTGATTTCCTAAAGCAGGACTTGAACCTTGTGAATTTTTATATACATAAACTACTGTTCCATCATCTACACAACCATATAAATCTGGGTTTTTAGCATCAGTTCCACTTTGAGGAAAATCACAGCCTGTGTGATAACCACACGTATAACCACTATCTGCCACCCCATAAGGATAACCCACTTCACATTTAATATGAAGTGGACTATATTTCGTTTTTACTGTTTCTGCCATAATAATTACTCCTTATAATTAGAATTAATCATATATCCAATATCCCCAGTAACTCGAATTTTAACTTTATCCCAAGTATATCCATTATTTGTAGCAACATTTTTTTCTAATACATACAATGTAGTATCAGTAATATACAAACCAATTATATCACTAGATGTATTAGGTTCTTTTCTTAGATTAGTGTTATGATTTAAAGTTTTTAATTCTGATTTGTTTATTTGATAATTACTAGAATTATACCAACCAACTTTATTAGGAATACCCATATAATCTGCTGGATTTGAATTATCATTATATTTATTACTACTATTTCTAATTTCGAAATGCAAGTGTTTTCCTGTTACATTACCTGTCGCTCCCATTTTTCCTATAACTGTTTCACGTGAAACATTTTGATTAGATTTTTTGTAAATTTTTGATAAATGACAAAACCAATGATATTTACCATCATCATTATTTTTTACAACAATAAAATTACCATACGAGCTATCAAAACCTGTTCTTATAACTTGTCCATCACAAGAAGAATAAATATTATCTGAACCAATTAAATCAATTCCAGTATGCCAACCCGCACTCCAATTATTACCTTTTTTATGATAAATACAAGTTACTTTGAATTTTCCTGTTAACGGTATATTAGTTGCCATAATTATTCCTCCTTATCTTTTAAAAAATCAAAAATTTTTAAATTAATTCCCATATCATTCAAATTTTCTAATATTGAAACTAATTCCATTACTATTAAATAAATAGAAATACCATATAATATACTATCTAAATTAAATGCAAATTTAAACACAAAACCTAACAATATACATAAAATTTCGGCACATTTTTTTAAAATTCCGTCACGCATCTTAGTACTATCAATATTTTTATTAATTACTGCCTTAATATAACCAGATAAAATATCAACCAACATAACAATAATTGGGGCGATTATAGTCCAGCTTAAATGCGAAAAATGTAAATATTTAAAAAATTCTAAAATTTGATTATCCATTTTTCTAACCTCCTTCTTTTTTATTAAATAATATCATATCTGTGACTTTTTTTAAAGATTTATCTTTAATTTCAAAAGGAGTTTCAACCAATACTACACCCCCTGGTAAATGTTTATATGTTAATTTACCCCCGCACGAAAAACCGATTTTAAAATCTTCTATATTAAACTCTGAAATATAATCAGATGAATAAATTTTATATTCATATTTATTTGTTTTTTTATTAAATCTAATACAATTTTTAGGCATAGATGCACATGTAATCTTTAATTCTCCATCAATTTTTTCAACATATGTTTTTTGTCTTAAAAAAATCGCCTCTGTAAAAGTACTTTCGTGTTTCCAAGCACCTAACTCATAATCATCAATTTTACAAAATTTCTTTGCGTCTTCAATAGATAATAGTGTATGTATACTATCCGTATCGCTATAAATATATAAATTTTTACCATATTTTTTTATTGAATAATCAACAATCGCTTGACTTGTTTCAATTGTAAGTTTTCTTGCGTAAGAAGTTATAAAAGAACCAACTGGTAAATATATAGGTTTTCTAGTTTCCCAATCAGAAGTAGTAAAATGAACTATACCATCTAAACCCATATATGGTATTTTATGTTTTACTTTAGGAGATAAAGCAAATTTACCATATAACGAATTTAATTGTAGTTTACTAACTATGTACATTAAATAATTATTATCTTTTTTAGCTTGAATTTTAGTTTCTGTGTAAAAATCAACATATTTATTAAATAAACCATTTATTGATTTAAAACACCAACCTTCAATATATTCTAAATCATCAACATCATAATGTTCAAAAAATAACTCCATATCAATATTTGTTAAAGTTAAAATTTCTCTACGTCCATTTGATGTAACTAAATATTCATTATCTTGATACCTATTTGTATTTTTTATCTGCAATATAGGCAATTTATTTTTCTTTAACTGAAAAGAACACGCGAATTTTTGTATGTATAAATCATATACTTTATTATGTACATATTGACCCTCAAAATATTTAGGTAAACCCCAAGGCATTTTACAGTTTCGCATACGTGATGGATATAATGAGTTAACATCTAAAACTATACCTTTTCCTAATTTTTTAGCTGCATATTGAGGGTTTAAATAGACATATCCACCCTTATAAGATTTTCGTAATTCTTCATCAATATCTGATAAATCAGGGAAATAATGTTCAAATTTAGAATTTGAAAGCATTTTCTTAAAACTTGCAAGAGCATTACTTGCACTTGTCATCTGTTTTAGTCCTTTATCGAAAAAACCTTTTAATGCTTTATTCATTATCTGAATATCATTTGTAATATATTCTTTTTCATGTTTAGTTAATTTATGATACTGTCCTCTCGGGGTGTCATAATCTAATTCTAATTTTTGTTCTTCTAATTTTAAATCTTTAGCAATTTTTGATACAGAAAAAGGCAAAATTTTAAAACTGTCATAGAACTTATATTCCTTTAACTTTCCATTTTGATTATACCAAAATGTAATATTAAAAAATTGTCCCATATCAGAAATTAAACAAGTATATTTTCTATGAGCTTTATCTTCTTTACTATCAACATATTCAAAATGTGCATTTTCAAGAAAATCTAAAATATAACTACCATCAAATTTCAAATTATGAAAATAGTAAATACCTGGGTTTTCGATTACTTCCGAAATAAATGCGTCAATATTATTTCCAAAATGAATATATTCATTACCTTTTCCAATTTCACAAAAAGCATATGCCCAAACCCAGCATTTTTCAGTATCCCATTTAATAGTAGATGTTTCAAAATCTGCAACGTATCTTTTCATTAATATCATTCCATTTCTATATTTTCCAAATTTGATAATCTGGGTTTTGTTTAGCGAAATCTTGAGCAGATTTTTTTGTTTTGAAATATCTAATAATTTTACCAGTTTTTCTTGAACGTACATAATATTTAAATTCATTTTCACTCATAAATTCTTTATCTTGTATATCACTAAATAAATTATAAAAACTCTCTTCTGTAAATTCATTATCAGAAATGAAAGTTAAATCTTTCAATAAATCATTATCTTTTAATTTATCATAAAATTGTTGTGGAGATAATTTATTAAGTTCATTATACATTTTACGCATACCTTTAAACCCAGAAAATTTTTCTTTAAAATTTTTTAAATAATTAACTTTATACATATAAGCTCGTCTATCATCAATAATTGGCGAACCTAAATGTTTTAATAAATTTAGTGCCTGTTGTCTTTTTACTCCCGTAAAATTATTAAAATTTAAAGCTTTTTCAGAATTTAATTGTAAATCTTTTAAATTATCACCTGTTAAATTAGAATTTTTTAATTTAGCATTAATTCTAATTTTTGCAATTCTAATTTCATTTGATTCATACCTACTAAAACCAGATGATAAAATTTCTTCTGAACCACGTCTTGTAAATCTTAATAATCTATTTATTTCGGAATTTAAATTCTGTCCAGTACTTATAATTTTTTTCAATTCGCTAACACTTGCTTTTTCAGGTATATTCCCTTCATAATTAGAATTAACCAATCTATTAATTTTTGCATTATAATTTTTTACTGCTTTATTCAAACGTTCTTTTTGCGAACTAGTCCATCTTATCATTTACTAACACCCCTTTAGCATTAAACTAATACTAAAAGAATTTTTATAAACTTTTTTGAGTTTAATATCTTTTATACAATAATTATTCATTTTTATTTTATTATAAGTTAATAAACCTATTAATAAATCATAGCCACTATCTGATAAAAAAGGTTTTAAAAAACAATAAGATATATTTTTTTTATTTTTTCTAAAATCTCTCATAAATTTTGAAAGTTTAGCAGCACTAGAAAAATAAAATACATAATGACTAATACCGTACGTATATATTGAATTAATTAAATTTACATACGTTCCAGCTCTGTTTTTATCTTGCATATTACACCTCCCATATAAAATTAAAAAGAGGTATACTATACCTCTTTATTAAATTAATTTAAAAGATAAACTTTTAAATTGACTGTTCTTTGCTTGTTTTTCACATATTTCTAATATAAATTCTCCATTTTCCATTAACTGCTTTACATCTTGTAATTTTTGTAAAACATTCATTAAACTTATAGTGAAAGAAGCAGAACCAGTAACATATGAATTACCTTCATCATCAACTAATATAGTAATAAATTTATGTGAATATTCTTTTACAACCTCGCCATTTTCATCAACTTCTGGTTCGTCAAGTTTTTTAGTTAATTTCTTTACTAATACATCTTTTACTATAATTTTTTCTCCTTTGCAATCATTTAATTTAAAATCTACAACATTTTCCAAATTTAATAATGTTTTTTCATCTTCAATAGTTGTAAATATTTCTTGTCTTGTTTTTCCTTCTTTTTTAAGTGCATTAATATCATTTACACTTATCATACTTTGATTTTCTTCCATAATAATTCCTCCTATAATTTTTTTAATAAATTTTTAAAGCATCACGTGAGTTTGTTTGTGTCATTTTTACTTTTTTCACTACACGCTATAGCAAGCATACTAACCAAATCAGATACATTAAAAAAACCTTGTTCTAATAAACACTCACATAATTTTTCAAATTCTGTTGCTATAGCATCAGGTTTCCCAATAATCCTAACTTTACAACCTTGACCATTATAATCAATCTTAATCATTAATTATTCCTCCCTTCTTTTAATATTAAAGAGTGCTATATACATATTATACATATTTAGTCATATTTTGTCAACATATTTTTTAATTATTTTTTAATTTTATGATTATTTATAATCATTATGTTAACTTAAAATAATTAATATTTTTCTTGCATTTTTTAATATTATATGCTATAATATTTATAGTTTCATTTTTTAATATTATATGCTATAATATTTTATTTTTCATTAATTATTCCGTTTATATAAATTTTATCCAGTAGGTAACTATTGGATAAATTTTTATATAATGTATCGTACATATGTTTGGTATATAAATGTGGGAGAACATATGTACGTTTTTTATATTTTATACTAT